TGCCACCACCATGATCAATCTGTGCTGTGATGCTATCTGACATACCGTCACCTGGGCCTTCTAGGTATCTGCCGGCTGCTGCATAGACATCACCACCTTCGTTATAACCGACCATGATGTCGTCGATCTCACCGCCCTCCGCCTTGGTAACTATAGGCGCTACCGTCATAGGCTTATAGAGCGACGCCAATCCTGCTTCGTATCCTGCTTGTCCTTGGGCAATCTGTTCTTGCGTAGGACCATAACGCTTGGCCGCTTCTGTGGCATCAAACTGAAATGGATTCGGGTTGAAGAACAGGGGCATGCCCTTCATGGGTGTGTAAATGTTCTGACCAGACGCGGACTTTTGTGGCGCTGGCTGAGGTGGAAACATGGGCGCAGTAAGCGCACGGTTATAAACAGGGGCGGCCTTGTATTCCGGTTGCTTAACGACCGGAGCTTTGTTTTGCGTTAAAGCCGCAGCAAGAGCGCCAAGGCCTAGTGCAAGACCGGCGCCGGTACCATTGGACCCCTGTGTTCCTAATACGGCCTTGAGAACATTTTTCCATATAGACGAGCCTTCAGGGCCTAGACCAATAGAAGCCTCAATCTCTGCGTTAGTCGGACTTGTCCCATCCTTTGAAATAGATTCCGGATCTAAACCAATAAGCTTCCAGAAATCAGTCTCGCTATTTGATGTATTACCAGAGGATGTATCTACAGTAAGACCGGTTGTTGGGTCATATAAATTACCAGAAACATAATCAATATTGCTTGATGTAGACATGGCCTACCCCGGTGTAGATGAAACAAAAGACATGGTTGTGATTACGGATGGTGTTGCAGGCCTGGTTGGCGAAGCGGCAGCAGGAATGTGCTCTATCCTTACTCCTAAATCATTGGTTCGCCAATATAGCTCTACATAATCACCCGTCTCCAACGATAGAAACAAATTAAGCGATGCAATCAAATGCCCGTCTACGCCGCCATGGCTGTTAGGAACGGAAAACCTTGAGTTGCTGTTTGAAACATTTGTACCATTTATAGCCGCCCAAACATCAACATCATGAATCTGCGTATCGGTGTTTGAAAACTGAATACTGAATTGTAAGTTGTAGATACCAGGATAGGTAATGTTAAGCCTTGAATTATTGCTTAAATAAACGCTATCCGATATGTCAGTCACATCGTAAGTAATTGCATATGCAGCAGTTGTGCTGATCGCCGTTTGATCTGAATCACTTGACCAAGCACCAAAAGGATTGCTTACAAACCGGCCGCCATCAGGCCCAAGCAGATTACGGGTAATGTTTTCCAGCCGGTTGAAATATAACCGCAAGACGTTATTAAGCTGATCAACGTAAAACGCTGAATACTCCTGCGGCGCTAATGGCAGGTTCGGGGATGCTGGGCTATCTAGCTTCATGCGCCTCTTCCGGTAGCCCTACCGTCCGCTCTGATGTCGATTCTCGGAGAACCTAGCTGCCATGCACATCCAAGCTGATTGGATTCAACCTTAAAGATCATCTGTCGCCCACGCACACGGACATAAACCTGGCCCGTGAATTGTTCAATCTGCGTGGTTGATGTGCGTACAACCGATGCTGAAGATGAGCCACTATTAGACTGGGGATTGTTGTACCCAGATCCTGAGTTCATCATGGGAATCAGCGTCATGGTAACGGCAGGTGAATCAGCAGACGATCCATCAAACGTGATGTCAGGCAATATCCTGTACACATAGCCCAAGCTGTGGCCATCCTGAATATCAAACTCAGCCGACTCTATGTAAGCATTGATTGGCAGCGCCGTACCAGTCTCGTTGTCATCCAGACCGCGCTCATGGTCTACGATGTTGTAGTTGTAAGTCGCAGCCTGTGGGTACTGTCTCAGACCCGAATCACTCCACGCCGTACGTGCCATGGTTCCGTAGTACCAGACATTCTCTGCGTAGTTAAACACGACATAGCGATCAATGGTCGTGGAATTAGCCGAGCAGTAGAACCACCAGACCTCGTTGAAACCTTCATTGGTCCCGGCAAATACCTGGAAGTTCTGGTAACGATTTATATCATTAAAGATATATCTGCGTAGGTCACAGTTAAGCGTCTGTACACGCCCGTTGTACAGATAGAACTTGTCCACGCCCATCCAGTAAGTCACACCAGAAGCATTAGCCGTTGCGTTAGGGCCAATGATGGACGTGTTATCCGCAAGGATTTGAGAGCCAAAGACCAGTGGCGGCCCAAGATATTGAATGGAAAAGAGGGCTGAATCCGTCCATGCAAGGATCTCTTGGCGGGTCTGCTGAACCGTGATGATCTGCGAACCATGGGATAGCCTGATTGATCCTGCGGTATTGGTCGATGACGGAAGCCAATCCACCAAGGATTCCTGGTCACACCAGCGAATAAGCATAGGATCAGCCACGGTACTTCCGATGTCATTGCATCCAAAGACCATGAGATACCGTAAGGCATCAGAGATGATTAGTGAGTACTGGTACTTTGGTACATCCTCAAGAACCATGGAATGCGTACCTGACTGAGTACCGGTTGTCGTGATCACCGAACCCGTTGGCGTGGAAGAAAGGTTTGCCGACAGCCCAGATACATTACGCAAGTAGTACGTTGTGCCTACAGATAGGCCCGTTGGAAGCGCCCCAGTCGTTGTAAACGATACAGAAGTGCCCTCTGCAAGAACCACACCAAACGTGACAACAGCCGGCGATGCAATCGTAATCGTTACCGTGCCGCCAAGACTGCTAAGTGCTACGCCCCTGCTCGATATACCGTTGGTTGCATCCCAGTAATAAATACCAGCCGCCCTCGGTCCAAACACAAGGTCTTCGCCCCAGTTACCTGCGTTCCATATCCTAAGCGGGTCTGTAACCTGTGGCGTAACGCCCCATGAGCCACTGCCCCAAGCACCTGCGCCCCAGCCAATCAGAGGAACCTGAGCAATACCAGGACCGGTATTGACCTGAAAAGCGCCAACCGAAGACCCACCACCATTACCAACATCCGAAGCATTGGAGGTGACAGTTGCACCCGTGCTTGGGTTCTTGGCAGTAAAGGTAAAGGTATTTAATGTAGGTACAGAATCTATTTGATACTGCTGATTAAGTACCGCTGCCGTGATGTTTCCGCCAAGACTCACCGCCCCTGAGAAGGTGACAAAATCCCCGGTAATGGCCCCATGGCTTGCCGATGTAACCGTGATGGTCGATGAGAAGGGGGAGGCAGTAACCGCAGCAAAAGTGACTGATTGGGTTAAACGTATGGGAGTGATGTCGGAATAAGCACCACCCTGCTCAATGTAATACTTGAGGTTGGTTCCTACGCCAAGCAGGTTAGAATTGGAAAGCGTTACCCAGTTCCACAAGGATCGGCAGACACCAAGAAATGTGGCCTGTGAGATGCGTAACCAGCCGCCTATTTTTTCAGGCGTGCCTTGGCGGAAACGAACCTTGTCAGAGACATACCAACCGTTCTCAGAAGTATAACGAGTGTTCTCTTTATTTACACCAGGGCGGTATAGTATTTTGGACAGTGGCACGATTTACCCCGCGAGATACAGAGCTTTTTCAGCTTTGCGGCGGCGCACCAATCCCGGTAACACTTTGCCGCCACCCATAGTCCACATCATAAACGCTTCTGCCGCACCTTCATAGTCGCCGCGATTGTTTTTCATCCTTATCGTAGAACTCTGGTACCGCCCAGGTCCAGCGTTGAAAGCAAAACTGACCACAGCGTCGAAGCTTGACTGACGGCCAGCAAGATTAGGAGACATTCTAAGTACACTGCGTTCAAAACGGACGAGATCATCCTCAAAAAGGCGATCAATCTCCTCCTGCGACCAAGCACGATTATCTTGGGCTGCGAGTGGGTAGTCCTTGCGAAGGATGCCGGTATAGCCATCTTTCCTCAATACGGGTAGCTTGATCTGATCTTGGTACAGCACATGGCCGTAGCCAATCGTCCAAATATGAGCAGGACATAAGTAAGGCTTGAGGCTTTTGCCCTCAAAGCGGTGCATCAAATCAATGCCTGCCTGCCCTGTTTTCACTTCTTGTTGCACTTATCAAAATGATAGCGACGCATATTGCCGCCTCCGCCTGAAAGGCCACAATGAGGGCAAGTTATAACTTCTCTTTTTCCTTTGCACGCTTGGCTCAAGCGCGACGTAAAATCTGGATCCGCAAGGCGTTTAGCCGCTCCTTTTTTATAAACTTCTGGGTCGCGTTTAACTCCAGAAGATCCGTTCGCGTCTGGTGATTTGTTGTATAGCTTATCTAAAAATAGTTCCAAAAAAGCCTCTTCCAACTCTCTCGCCTCTTGTATAGTTTCCGTTTCCTTCAATAATTTGAAGTCAAACGCATCAACACCGTATTTTTTTGCATCCTCTTCAAAACCTTGATAGTGAAGAAACAATCCTGTTTTTATGTATGACTTATGATGGATAAGCCTTAGCTCTACCTGTTTCGAGCTTCCAACATAAGCCTTCCCGTTGATTTTGTTAACAACTGCGTATACGCCGATAGTCATTTTTTACCCCAACTCCTAGAGCCAAACCAAAACCCTAGTATAGTACCTATCATCGCCATCTCATCGTCCGAGAAAATAATCTCAGCAACCTTGATTAGGTCGTCCATGGATTGCACAAGATGGGGATGCTGCCAAACGTAATACGCTAGCACCGCATTAACGGCAATCAGTTCAAGGATCAGCAGATAAGTGACGTTAGGTCTTACGGTGCCGATGTAATTAACAACCCACCGGGAGCTTTTCTCCATCACCATCTTGTCATGGTCTAGCGCAGCGACTGTCATTTGCGCGTCAGTCTGCATGGCAATCTGATCTGTGCGGATCTCTTCCACCCGCTGTTGGGCTATAAAACCTTCCTTGGCTAAGGCTAGTTCGCGCTCCGATTGCATCCTTGCTAACTCAAGCTCATGGGCTTGATCAGCTTTATTCTGGAAATAATCAAGGAGTTTCGGGAGGCCTGAGATCAGCAAACCGCCAAGCGTTGATAACAGTGAAAGCATGACTACCCCTTAGCGGTTACAACATCTTGGCCCTTCTTAACTGTTACCTTGGTGCCTTCCACATCAACTTGCATGGGTTGCTCGGCACGGTCTAGTTTGTCAAGACGATGGATAAGATCCTTGATGACTTCAAACTCTGGCTTTTCTTGCTTCGGTGCGGTACCTGCAATGCCATTGAGCATCTGTATAAGCGCAGTTAGCGAAGCGCCTAGAAGACCCATGACCGCAGCGATCTTCTCGCCCTCTAAGAAAAGGGAAGCGCCGACACCCACGAGTACGATGAGGAAGATATAAAGAAGCCCGTCTTCGCCAATCGCTTTACCAGCAACTTCCTTGGCAGAGTCTTGGGCCTTTAGTTCCTCTAGCTTGATCTTAGCTTGCGCTTTGAGAACCGCTAGTTCGTGGGTTTTATCGTCCATGGTCGTTACTGCGGATCAGCCTTGGGTTCCTCTGGCTGCAACTGCGCTACAGCTTGGGATTTAATCTTCTCAAACAACGGTGCTATTTGCTTATAGGGTAGATTCCCTAGCGCATCTAATACCGTGTTGACTTCATCAAGTGTGAGATCAAGCTTGAGCGGGTTCATTGACTATCCATGAGGTAGTGGCTTCATCCCAGCTATACATCTGACCATCGGTTGGCATAGCCACCGGCGCTTCCCACTGCGCGTTGGCATTCAGAATCCAACTTGGGAAAGGCTTTGGTGCCACGAAAGCATCAATGTCTTCCCTGTAGGTATAACCAATCCCGGCGTAGTTCTTTCTGATATTGCCGTTATACGAAGTCTGCTTCCAGGTGCCGCCAAGGATCTTCTCAAGATGCGCTGCGCCAATGTGCTCTTTCTCCACGCCAGCCGCGTCGGAAGTATCCTTGTTGT